CCAGTTCCTCTATCTGATTCATAGAAACTGATGTTTGTGTCAATAACCGGATTATATTGTGATGTTGTTTGTAACTCGATTAAGTTATCATCTTTTGAAAAATTATCTACTACCATTATTCAACCTCCTTACCTTCTATTATGCTCCAACCACTATTACCACCAGTACCAAAGTTTCTAACGAAAAACTGGTGAGCAGAAGCAAAGTTATTACGTCTTAGCACTTGTGTTGTGTTACCTGGTGTATTCGATTTTACTTCTAATATCCAACCTGCAATACCTTTAAAGTCTTTAGGAAAATCAGTAAATCGTTTTGATTCTTCAGTAGTGATATAGAAATCTAAACCAACGATTTTTAAATCTGATAATTTTGTAATACTCTTAGGGATATGTTCCCAATAACCGGCGTTTTGCGGACAGAAATTCCATGCTCCGTTGTTTTTCTTATTGAAAATGTCAATGACACGTTCAAATTTAAGCATATTTCTACCTGTGCTGTTTCTGGTAAGTACTTGTCTTAGAGCACCATTATAGTGTCCAGGCAGTACATCAAAGAACCAACCTGCATCTCTAAACGCTTTCGGTAACGGGAAATCTAACGCATTTTGTGTGTCTTGCGTATAGATATAGTAATGACCAACTTCCGTAATATCACTTAGATATGCTGGGTTCTGTATTGGTAACGGTTTAACACGTCCGCCTGAATCAGTCATTGATACTTGAGGCGCGATGTTTTTCAAGAATTGGTTAACACCTCTTTGGCCGATAGAATAAATTGAGTGATGTCTGTTATTACCAGGTCCAATAGTTACCCCTATTAAAAGTGCTTTACGTCCTGTTTCTAGATCGTAATACATATCTAGACCCTCAGCTTCTTGGAAGTCTCCTTTAAAGTTATTATTCACACCGCCAATATCGATACGTCGTTTAAATAACAATTCTTTTGTTTTTATATCGAAACCTTGTAAGTAGTTAGGGTTGGCTGTATTCGAATCACCTGTATACCAATATAAGATACCTGCATCATAAGTGATACCTTGCATAGGTTGTGTATCTGAAGTGTATTCCATAGGTATATCCATTTGATACAATACTTTGTCTATACCTTTATCAATATCGTCAGCACTTCTTACTTCAATGAAATTCAATGAATTCTTAGCTTGTCTTTCAGAAGCTTTATATTCACGTCTGAAAATCATTAAATTTTCTATAGGATTATAAATCGCTGACGTATATCTGTCGTTAAATATATTCGGCATGACATCTTGCATTTCATTACCATAAGTTATTTCTCCAGTTCTATATTGGAAACGTACAAACTTGTTGTTTTTGTTACTGTCCAATACAGCTGAATAAATCCATAATTCTCCATCAATGTATCTATACGCATTGTGTGTACCGTGACCGCCGTTTTTAACAAGCAATCTATCAATAAATTGTCCGTTGGGCTTCAATCTAGATAACATGTAATGATTACCTGGACGAGCTTGCGTCATATAAATAATTTTCGTTCTAGGGTCTACCCAAAATGATTGCATTACTGCATTTGTATATGGCGATAAATCAGTGATAAATTCCGGTTCTTGCTCTTTTGGTTCGAATCGGTATTCTGTCGCTCGATATTCTTTATAGTGTTCATCTACAGCTTTCTCAACCTTTTTAGTGAAAGCATCTAGTGTTGAATAATCATGATACAAACGATCTTGCAATGTCTTATGACCATAACCTGTATTATCAATACGCGCGTCTTTTACTTCATTGATACCGTCGCCGTTATGGCCTAGAATCATATTGCTAAAACGGCCATTTAAATACGTTAAATAATCTTCAACACTGTCATTCAAGTATTTAATTTGTTTCGCTGAGTGTGCGTATATTTCTTCTTTTTGATGGTATATAAACATTTTCTCAAGTTTGCTCATACCTTCATCTAACAAGCGATAGTTATACTCATGTTGAGCAACTATTTTCCGACCTGTCATTGAATGTAAACTTGTAATTAATCCGTAAGCCATTGGTTGCCTCCTTTAGTCGTAAAAACTGTAATAATCCTTGATTAACTCGTACATAATAACCTCGTGACCTTTTTCGTTAGGGTGTAAGCCGTCCTCCATGCTCGCTTTCCTAAAAGCTGGATTGTATGGCTTAAAGTAATCTGTGTGATATGCGTCAAACACTGGTACATCTAACTCACTACAAGCTAATATTTGAGCGTTTACATAGTCCTCAAGTGTTAACCCTAGTTTGTTTTTGTCCGTGTCTTTACGGCGTATTGTTGTACCACTCATAGGGCATTGTCTTGTAGCTGTCATCACTAGTATTTTTGAATCTGGATTATTCTTTCTAATAACTTCAATTGCAGAACAAAAGGCACCGTAAAACGTTTTTGTATCCGTTTTATCAGTGCCTATCGGTACGCCTGCCCAATAACCGTGTAACCAGTCATCATCAGTGCCTTGTAATATGATTAGGTCTCCTCTTATTTGCTCTGCTTGTCTATAAATGCTGTTTTCTACCGCTTCTTTACCTATTGGAACTGTTGCCATTGTTGCGCCACCTCTTGCAAGATTAGTCGTTTTAGCTTTCAATTTCTTGCCTAACATTTCTGTGAAATTAGTTTTTGCGTGCGACCCTCTAGCTACAGAGTCGCCAATCGTTCCAATTGATTTGATGTTTCTTATACTTGATTGACTAGTAAAGTCGTACATGATCGTACCATTAGCAGTTGTAACTGTTTTAGTATTCATCTTATCGACTTTAGCGTTTATTTTTTCATTCTGCTTAACCAATTCATTATTTATAGATAAACTTGCGTTAACTTTTGCGTTTAATGCTTTTAGTTCTTTAGATGGGTCGGATTTTGTAGATTTTACGCTTTTAACATAATTTGCAGCATCATGAACTGCTTTGTTATAACGATTACGCCTTGTAAAGTCTCCTAATACTACATCTTGCTTAGTGATATTATTGTACGCATCTCTATGTGTAGTGATTTCGACTATTCTCACTAAGTCGTTATATCCTATGGCAGAATCCACCACTCTAACAACATCACCTATTTTAGGGTTAGCTTCTGGGAAATGTTCACGTAACGCTACAAAGTCTAAGGAAATAGAAGCAGTGACACTTTTCTTTATCAATAACTCCATTGCTTTTTTTAAACTATCTTCTTTTTTAATACGTCCATCAACAAGCGGTGGCGCTTCTCTTTTACCTATCAATTGTGCTAATGGATGAGTGAATTCAATTTGTAGTCCCGCTTCTGCAAAAGTCTGTTGTCCATCAAAATCACCATAACCTTTAATAAAGGTATAACATTTAGATGCATCTTCTTGTATTTTGACGTTATCAGCATTCACACCAGCTTTAATGTAATAATTGGCAAACTTAGATAATTCATCATACAAATGAAACGTTTTAGTCTTTGCATCGTATTCATATTCGAGATGATAACGCTCAAGTCCTTTTTTAAAGATTTCTAATCGTGTATCTCCTTTGCCTAATCCCTCGAATTTAGATGCATCTACTTTTGGATGTAATACATACTTATAACCCGTTCCTTTAAAGACAGTATTGAAGAACTCAACGCCTGTAAAACTTTCGTTATACTCTTGGTAAATCCTAGAATTGTTAAGGTCATCAAGTTCTTTTTGCCTAGCTTTGATATCAAGCCTTATTTTTTCGCCAATAGTAGACTTATCAAGTATGACAATTACATATTCGTTGAAATCATCTTCACCTTCAACATGAGTGATCGTCCACATTTTAGTTATAGCACCTATTGCGTCAAACGTACTCGCGTTCTCGATAATAGTTAGATCCAAAGAACTATCTTCATTTAGCTTTTTACTTACCTTTGTACTAACATTAATAGCGTGCCCTACACCCTGTAGACTTTTTAATAAAATTGGCATAGGCTACTCCTTATCTAAAATATAATTTGTGTCTAAATGTAATTTGTTTCATTACTTTATTAGACTTGAATCGATTCCAGCCTGGATATAAAACCGGTTGTTCTAAAGTTTTATTAAAAGAATCTATATTTAAATAACCTCTATAGGTATGTTTACCGTCGAAGATTATTTTATCTCCGGCTTTTAAATCAACTTCCTTAATAACTGAGATATTTCCTTTATCTGTATAGAAAGTGAATCCATCCTTATCATTAGCTTTAACATCTTCAGCTAACTCTATTTCAACAACATTAAACTGATTAAACTGTGTTAAAGGAACATCACCGTTATAATAAACTTCTCCTGAGTTAGTGTTGTAAAATGTCATTTGACGCCTCTTATCACCTTCGTTTGTAGGCAATCTATCAGGTACCGACCATTTTTCAGGGTCGTTATTACTTTCAAGATCAGTACTATAACCGACACTTTCAAAGTATGGTAGTTCGGTTGTTTCAAACGACAAAGAAAATTCCCCTGATGTTTGTGTTGTGTCAAAAGAAACTTCACTTACTAGTCCTACAAAAAGTTGTCGTCCATCAACATAATCAAGCTCAAATGCTTGTTTGTCTTTTGGTATATCTAATATATGCTCATACTTAATTGAATTGTCTGGTGTAGCTAATTCCCTTAAATAAAAACGTCCAGCAAATAGTGCTTGGACGTCTGACTTTAAATGTGAAGCATAAGCAATTTTAGGTACTTTATACCTTATCTTAAGCTCTACTTTTTTAAGTTCTTCTTTAGCGTAATTATGAAATCTACCATCAATACCCTCTATATCAGAATAGTTACGATGATATCCTGCGCCTGTAACGTTATATTCAACTACTTCCAAGTGATTATAAGTGAAAGGATTGTCACTGACGCGATACTGTGAACCATTCCTTATTACTTCTATATCGTGCGCTATCAACTAACAAACCTCCCTTATAATAAGTTGAAACTTCCGTCTATAGCGTTCATGTCATCAATGCGTGATTTAATTAAATCAAGGTCGCCCTCATTTCTAATCGTTACATTCACAATAGGTCTATTATTTTCTTTTAAGCTATGTTGAACATCGCTAGTCATGTGTCTGTCTATAGAAGTACTTACAGGATTTACTATACTATCTGTCAAAGTAGAGGATAGCTCTTTATTAAAGGCACTGCCAAAGTCTGTAGCAATTACTTTTGCTTGTGATACCGCTAAACCTTTACCTAAGCTACTACCTCCACCGTGTCCACTTACGAATGAAGTTACAGAGTCCCAAGCTGATGAAATCGCATCGCCTACCGCGCTGACTACTTTGTGCGCAGCATTGGCTACACCCTCAGCTACTTTGCCGATTAATTCCGCTCCGGCATTTAAGAAATCACTGAAGAAACTTTTAATCTTACCAAGTGCATCACTCATACCGTCACCTACATTTGAGACAACTCTTTTAAACCCATCAGCTACTTTACTCGCGAAACTTGTAACTGTATTCCAAATGTTAGAAACCCATTCAGAACCTTTTGTGATAATAAAGTTTAATGCTTGTCCCATTTTTTCAGCCACACTCCAAGCAACACGACTGAACCAACTTGTAACAGTGTTCCAAATACTGCTAACAAAATTAGTGATTGTACTCCATATCTGTGACCAACTTGTACCAAACATAGAAAGTGTTCGATTCATTACGCCAGTTAAAAAGCCGATAATTGACTCCCAAACTGATTGCATGTATTGCCAAATCGTATCAAGCACATTGGTAACCGTAGTTTTAATAGTCTCCCAAGCACCTGAGAAGTCGCCAGTAAGCAACTGAATTAAAGCAGTGAACAAACCTACTATGATTTGGACTGCTACGGATATCACTGTTCCTATGGCTTGGAACGCAATTGTAATTAAAGTCCACAAACCTTGTATGATATTCATAACGTTTGTAATGATGCCTATTACCAAAACACCTAAAACTTGCATGAATATTTGTCCTAATACTTGCAATATAGGCATTATCGGTTGTAAGGTAGATTGGATTTTGCCCCACAATTCAGTTAACCAGCCGACTACACCTTGAATCGCACCAGAAACTGCCGTTTTAACACCGTTCCACGCTTCAGTAATAGTATTTCTAAAGTTCTCGTTTGTTTTCCATAAATAAACGAGGACACCAATGAATGCACCAATTACTGCAACAACTGCTAAAATAGGTGCTGAAATCGAACCGAATGCACCTATTAATGCTTCCGTAGCTCCAGTAACTAAACTTGATGTTCTAACGAAGTCTAAAATCTTTTCAGTGACGCTGAATAAGCTCAAACCAAACACATTTGTAAGTACACTACTTATAGCAACAATCGGAGCCATTAAAGCCCAAAATACACCGCCTAAAATACCCATAACGCCAGCAACTTGTGCTATAGCTGGGTGTGTTTCGAATAGTTTAGCGATAAATCCAGCTAGATTAGTGATAAAGTCTAACAATTTACTAGCTATAGGAGCCATTGCAGTACCAAAAGCAACTAATGCTTTTACGATATTACCGATTAACTGCATAATAGTAGGACCATTCTCTTGAACATAACTGATAAAGTCTTTAAACCCTTGTGATTGTCCTACTTGTTCTGACCATGCTCTAAATTGAGAAGTTAATTTAACCAACCAATCAAAAATGTTGGAACTGTTTTGTGCAAAAGCAATCATTAAATTACCAATACCAGCGAACACATTACCAAATATCTGACCAATCTTAGGTAAGTTAGTGGTAGTGTAGTCAATAAACGCTTTAATAGCATTCTGACCAGCTACACTATTAGCCCAATTTTGGAAAGCTATAGACATGTTCTGTAGTCCTTGAGACACAAATTTGAACAACGGCATTAATTGAGTGAAAATGTTAACTAATCCGTCGCCAAATCGTCCTGCAGCGTTCAATAAATCTCCGAAGATTGCGCCACCTATGCTATTCAATGCTTCAAACGCTTTCTTAGCTGTTTCGGAATGTTTAACCCAATTCTCAAACTCGCGTGCGTTTGCTTCAACTAGCATAGATACTTCGGATAAGAATGGTTTTAATTGAGACATCGCACTTGTAACGCCTCTGATACCTGCTGACATCGCATTAAAGATACTTGCTTGATTCTCTTTAACAATATCACGCCATGTAGTTTTTAACTGATCGCTCGCATCTCTAAAGTTTTGAACTTCTTTTGTTACTGCCAATGTTCCATCTTCAACCATTTTAAGAGCGCTAATAGCCATTGCACCAAAACCAACAACTCCAAGACCTGCGACAGAGAATGCGCCAACTAAACCTAAAACGCCACCCCCTAATACACCAACCGCATTAAGTACTGCCATTATTGCAGGTACTAACCCGGCAATCACTGGTATCAATGCTTGTATACTAGCAATCATTAAGCCTTTAACTTGTTGTGCAAAAATTGTACCAAATGTACGAATTTTAGTAGCTAGCGCGTCCATTTTCTCACTATAATCAGTTAAGGACTGATTCAGTGCCTTAGTTAAAATTTGGGTTTTTGTCATACCTCTCGTATCGAAATTAACTTTTATTGTTTTGTTGTGTAACGTGGCCAACATCGTTTTTGCACTAGCAATTGCACGTTTTAACGGTGAATTATTACCATCTATTTTAACGTTATGTTCACGCCATTTTTGCGCCATAGCTTTAGCGCGTTGTAAAGCTCTTTGGAATCTTGAAATATCTGCTTTTACATCTGTTTCAATTTCGTTTGGTACAGCCGTCTTTGCTAATCGTTGAGCTTTCCTTACATTGCTTTGAAAATCTCTAATATTGGCCATAATCTTTGCCATAAAATGAGTATCCAAAGGCTAACCTCCTTTCGATTCAAGGAATTTTCTTGTACCTTCTTTGAAGAGTTCACGTCTTCTTTTTTCTTCTTCTAATCTAGCTTTTTGTACACGAGCATAGCTACCAGGCTCCCTTATTTCGTAACGTTGTTTCTCAATGTCACGAATCATACTAGTTAGCCTCTTAGAAGCTTGTACTAAGCCGTTAGCTTGCGCTTGTTCAATTAATAATTGTCTTTGATCTAGGTACCTATCCTGACCACCAATAAGCCAATCACGCCATTCAGCAGGTGTTAGTGCTAACAATTCATGTTCAGGGATATATCCTAAATATCTAGCTGTCAGTTGCCTTATTTTTGAGTAATCGTGTAAGGTTCTGCGCCCATGATTTCCTTGTAATTCTCTTTCATCATTTCTATGCCTGCTTTCGTCATTTCTTTGTCCTCGCTTTTGGCCATATTCGGTGCTTTGTTCAATGTCATCCAGTACGAGCGACTCTCCCTCTTGAAAAAACCACTATTGTTAAGTTTGTCCAAAGCCCCTTGTAATAACGGCAAAGTATCCTCGTTTTCAGTGATGAAATCATCAATCGCTTTTTCTAATTGTTCTCGAGTTGGTGGGTTTTTTAAATAAGCAGTAGCACATTCCCAAAATTGTAAAATCGCTTTGTTTCTAGATTCTAGCAAACCGTTAAAGATAACATTGAATCCTGGCATTGCTCCTTTTCTCCCATCTTCGCTATCTTCTGAGAATTTTTCAGCTTTTCGGTCAAATGCAAATGTTACTTTTGCTTCTACTTCGTAATCTTTTTCTCCGTCATTAATTTTTAATGTTGTAATTGGATTAAATTCAGTCAAAATATATACCTCTTTTCAATTTTTTTATAAAAAAATAGGGAGCTTACGCCCCCTTGATCTATTAGTTTACATAGAATGGTCTTCCGTGCGTGAATCAGATACAACACTAGCTTTCTTTTGATTCTCGAATGTTCCGACTTTTTCGCCGAATTTTTCGTATTCAACTGTAGGCGCACCTGCAGCTTCAAACCACTCTTTCGGCAAGTTATCTTCAGCACCTTCTGCTGTATTCCATTTAACTTTTAATGATAGTTCGATTTTGTCACTTTCATCATCAAATGACATTTCAAATGATTCTGGAACAACATAACCAAACATTCCGTGATGTTTACCGTCTGCACGTTTATTACGCTCATAAAGCCATATACGCAACTGTCCACCTGTTTGTACAGCGTGTTTCACTGCTTCAATTCCTTTATCTCCAGGCACATTACCAATTGTTAATTTAAATGATTCTGACATTGCATTGGGAGAATAGTCCGTTTTACCGCCTCGTACTATTTCAGCTAAATCATTTTCAATCGTATGTCCACCTTCTTGTAAGTCAGCTAATAATAAAGATTCTACTGGATCTAAGTCAGTTTCAGCTGGACGTACAACTGCTAAATAGTTTTTTTGCGCCATTTAATACACTCCTTCGTTTTTCTTTTTATGTCTGTACTTAAATAAAAGCCGTATCGTGCCATGCTTAGTAAACCTGTCTATATCAGGGAATACTGCTTGACTATCGATACGGCTAAATTGAAACTCGTAATTATCTATTTCTATAGGTCTGTTAAGCACATAACCTATCGCGCTTAAAATGAGCTTAGCCTCGTATTGTGTAGCGAACTGTGAATACACATGTATGACAATACCGACTGTTTCTCTCATTGTTGCGCTAGATTCGTTGTTAGTGACGTTTGATTCACCCACAACAATATATGGGTAAACAGCGTCATCTTGAACAACGTCAAAAACCCTATCATCAACTAGTTTGTTAATGTTAGGGTCTGAGATTAATCTTTTATATATTTGATTTGTAAGTTCAGGCTCAACTGATACCCACATATTTAACCACCTCTATGAAAAATACTGCTCGAATGTCTTGCGTCCTGCGTCAATTGCAGGGTTCCAAAATGGCTGTGGCGCTTGACCATATGTGGTGTACCATTCGCCGTCATCACCTTTAAAACTCCACGGAATCTTTGTAGCACGACTACCACCAGGACCAGTAGCATATATACCAGTACCGTATTCAACGTATATTGCATAATCTGCGCCGACACTTATAACACTGGATAACCCACCATCGAAATATTTAAAGTCAATACTTTCTTCTAAAAAACCTAAGTCAACAGGAGCTAATGCTACAGCAGTGTTGTAAATCTTCGTCGTTGTTTTAGCAATACCTTTTTTAACCCACTCTTCTATTTTCTTATCGAACTTATCCAATTCAACAACCATGCTATCAGCACCGTACTTAACTTTTGCCATATGGCACCTGCTTAAGTCGTAGTAACTTAATTTCATGTTGTCCGCCCTGATCTACAGAATCACCTTCAATACTAAAGATTCTACCCTCATACTCAAATAAATTGTTTTTAGATATTGGCAAGTCATAAGGTACATATAGGTTTCTGTCATATTCTTGTGACATTTGATGAAATTTTAGTTGTTCAGATGTAGTAGGCGTATCCATAAATCCTTTAATTGTTTTATCGCTTACAAAGCGCTCTTGTATAATTGGATACTCTCCTACTTTTTTGATACTTCCAATAGAAATAGTGTGAGGGAATTCGTCGTATGGGTTAAACACAAACAACACCTCTACCTTATTGGTTTAAACGGATGAAACTTTGCTCGTTTATACCTGTTTAATACTCCACTAATGTAATCAGGGACACCATCGTTATAAGTGTACGACACTGTCCCCATACTTCTTGACTTTAAATTCTTTTTAACTTCAGGTCGTTGATAATACTCTAGGACATCTGCGACATACTTTTTGATTGAGTAAGGATAAATGACTTGACCATCTTTCATAAAATCATTGTTTGTTATATCCCTAACATCTTCTAGTATTCCGTCAACTTCCATCTTAAATATTTCTTCTTCATCACTTTTAACTTCCACTCCATTTTTCTTGAGTAAAAGTTTAACATCTTCATAAAGAGTCATTTTTATCACTCGCTCTTATCAGACGTAGTACGACGTGATTTAACCTCTTTGTAACCGACAAGACTGTAATAAGAGTCAAATGCCTTCTTTGTAACAGTAATAGTCATATTGTCTTTTTTTACCTTAATCTCTTCTGCAGGATTAGCCATCATATCTCCTCCTATTCAGTTGGTTTAAGCGTTGCGAACGCTTCTGGTTTAACGTTCATGTATGCAATATGCATCGTCGCACGTAAAGCGAACATATCACGTTCAAATAATGATACTGGTTGGCCAGAAGCATCTGATGCTTGTAACGTCGTTAACGTGGCATCTTCAGAAATTGCATACTCAATACCTTGTAAGATACCGTAACGTGCGTAATCCCAATCACCCATTAGTGCTAACGATTTCTTTTTGTCGTATACATCCGCTCCAGTATAAGATAGTGGTAATCCCATAATCTCGTTCCCGTTAGCATCAAATAATGGTCTGTCATTAGCATCTAAAGCATTACGCATTTTACTTCTGAATGAACGTGTAGTTAATACTCCGTTTGGATCTAACTCTTCATCTTCAATAGTAGCCATTAATGCCGAAAGGTCTACGTATAAATTATTAGTATCTGTAACAACGTTACCTTTCTCTTCTGCGCCTTCAACAAGCGGTTTACCACTAGTTGAAGTGTTGTAAGGTGATTTAGTACCAAAGATAACAGCTTGGTCAAACGCTTTGTAAAATGCCTCTGCAATTAGAGGTTTAACCTCATTAAAGAAATCTTTTGCAGTCCATTTAAGAAACTCTTTTGATAACGGAATAATTACACCAATTTTCTTAGCTTCCATTTCTGCTTGTGCATATTCAGGCTTAGAAGTTTGAATACGTTCCGTTTCTGATACCCAGTAGGCGCCTACACCTTTTGCTAAGTAAGTAAATTTTTTCTTTTGTGCTGTCATTGGCTCATTTTTAGCTAATTTCATAATTGCTGAATTAGCCATAATGTCTTTCATGATTAAAGTACCTTGTTCTGCTGGAATAACGCCGTTTTTAAAATCCGATAAAATAACATTGCCTGGCGTGTATGTTGGAGTTGCCATATTTTATTACCTCACTTTATTTTCTAATATTGATTTCTTTCGCCATTTCTTCAATGGACTTTACATTTGAAGGGTCTAAATCTTGATTTCGTGATTCTTTAACATCTCTTCCACTCGATTTAAATTTAGACTCAACACCTTTTTGAACATACTTGTCAAAGGTTTCTTTTAAAGCTTTTAAGTTTTGCTCAGTATCTTCATCAGAATCGCCTAAAAATCTATCAACTAAGGATGTTGGTAAATTTAGTTCCTGCGCTTTACCTAGCGCGTTACTTCTTAACTTCTCACGTTTTGCCTCTGCGTCGCGTTTTTCTAACTCTTGTTCAAGAGCACTAATACGTTTTTGTTCTTCTGATTGCTCAGGATTACGCTTCCGTACTTCTTGTTCGATTAGATCCTCAAGATTTTTCTCTTTCCATGATTCTAATCCTTTCGAATGATAACGATCTAATTCAGGTTGAATGAATCGTTTACCTTCTTCTGTATCTAAAAAGCCTTTAACGTCATCAACAGACACCGTCTTAAGTCCCTTTAGATAATCTTTTACTTCTTTATCGTCTTTGTGTTCTTCAAAAAAAGACTTAACTTCTTCGATATTCATATATCAAAACTCCTTTTTGCCCTTCGCGTACCCTAACAGTCCGAAAAGTGCATAATAAAAAGCAGTTTAACGACATGCTAAGGTCGAGTAGCAAAGAGACAACTAAAAAAGTGTGAAATCATTATTTTTAGCATTTTCTTCGCTAATAGATGTTTTAACCATATCTAAATCAGCTTCATTTTTAACTGTTACGTTTACAACAACTTTTTCGTTTTGTAACTCTATTATCTCTTCGTACAAGGATTTAATGCGTTCTAACTTTTCTATAGCTTCGCCAGTATCAACATTTACTTTTATTTTAAAATCCATATCAATTACCACCTTTTCGCTTATATTTCTCCCACTCACGATAAGTCATGAATGGGATAACTTCATTTTTACCATCGTCTTTACGTGCTCTCATTACAGTTGGCAATTCATTTTCATCAATATAATAAAGTAATTTGCAACGACAATTAATATTCTCTTTCGCACTGTTTACACCAATAAATAGCTTGGGCGCCTGCCCAACACACCCACTTGATTTAAAATTCTGATCTATTTCCACTGATTCCCCATCTAAATGACGATGAGTATCACGTGTTCGTGTATCTTTAGTAGCATGCCAACGTTTCTTCATCTTCAAACCGTTATCTTTAGCAACCATTGCGCTATCAAGTCCAGCTTGTGACATTGCTCTGCCTGCTTCTGTACGAGCCACACGCAATGATTGAGCTTTAGACATGCCGACATCATCACGTATTGCTTTAGCTATCTTAGAGTAACCCTCTCCACTCATAATACCTTGTGTAATGTGCATACGTATCTTTTTCAATACTTCATCACGATGTTTTTGTAGTGTTGGCATTAAACGAATGAACTCAATAGGTTGTTCAATAGCTGATTTGATTACCTCTTTACTCGGAACATCAAACTGCATAGATGTTTGACTCGCCATTTCATATAAATAAAGGCTCATAAGGAATTTTTCTATATAAGCATCTTCTTGTGACTTCTGAATCATCTTAGCTACTTGCCTATAGTCATCAGTCAACATTGTACCTATACGAGTTAACTCCTTATTGAGCCTGTTGTATTTATTGAATTCAGTCCATGTAACATACACATCATCATTTTGATATTTCTCAAACATATCTGCGATGATTTGTTTTATCTCTTTAAGTCGATTAGCAAATAGTTGTTCTATTGGTTTTTCTGCTTTAGAGATTAAACCCTCGATATACTCATCAATATCATTCTGATTGGTTATTTTGGGATTTGTCATTTGCGTCACCTTCATCTATGTCAGGTAATTTGTCATTAAATTCAAGACTTTCTTTTTCCATTTCGTCTAATTCGTAATCAACATCATCAACTAGTTGTGATTGTCCTAACCTTGTTCGTTCTGAAACTTGTCCCTTCAGGTTAATTAGCACTTGTGATTCTTCTAACTTATTAACTGGAATGTTACGAGTGAACTTAAATATCAGGTTTAAATAACTATCATCATCCAAGTTGTACCCTTTACGCTTTAATGCAGATAAAATAACTTTGAATTGATACCTCAACATAGCTGTCATCTTACGCTCAAACGTCATACACTTGTTCTCTAAAGCCATAAGTTTAAGTTTCATTCCAATGATAGGTACATTTCCGTTAAACTCGTCAGAATTAAAGTTTACTGACTTTGCAAAACGCATGATATTCTTTTCGATTCGATCTAAATGGTTCTCAATCATTGTGTCGTTTACATCTTTTGTTAAGTATTTAACGTCCATATCTTTGTCGAACAGCTCAAATGCGCCACTCTTTTGTGTTTCTTGAATCATTTCTTCACTCATACCCATACCGCGTAACACAAGGTATGCTAAACGTGTCTGACTAATCTCACTTGATGCATCACTCATTGTTAAATCATATGCGTCAATTAAGTGAATAACCTTTTCAGCATCTCCTATCATCTCTTTGTTGTTAGGTACACCAAACAATGGATTGTAATCAAATAAATGTTCATATCGTCCAACTTCTTGCAAAGCGTCAATACCTTCTCCTCGAAATACATAATAATAAGTATTATCGTAAAACTCTGCGTACACATAATCAGTGCCATTATCATCATCTTTTTCATAAAAGTAGCGCAATGAGTATGTAGGTTCTAAAATATTGTCGCCAACAAAAATAACATTATAGGGATCTATATTCTTAATCCTAATATCACCATTCGTATCAATATATGCTAACCTAGCACCATATCCGCAAATTGCTGCCATTTTACCTATTTCAGAATCCTCATCATCAACACTATTTCTAATGGCAAAGTTGGTTATAAACTTTTTCAACTTTTCGTTTTTTTCTGCGTTTTCATCTAAATCATAAGTAACAGGAACACCATGTAAATAACCAACACGTGTATCAACAATTTCGCTGTCAAAAGAGTTGTTAAGTTTGTTATTAACAGACACGTCTAATCGCCTTACATTTCCACCAGTTTCAAAATCTTCTTTTTCTTCAATTGGTCGACGTTTGAATATTGGTACATAGTCAATATGTGTCTTGTATCTATTATAGAGATTAACCATTCTCTCTCTATCGTCTTTATGTGACTCTATTAGAGCCTCAATATGCTTAGGCAATATTCCTTGTGCTTCAATATCATCTATTAACTTATACAATGTCATTTCCCCCTCCTTAATCGTTCAGGTTTAGTATGTGTGTATATGGCATATCTTAACGAGTCCAACACGTCATCAAATTCTTTTATAGGCTCTCCGTTTGTAGGGTGCCAAACGTATTTAAATACCTCTTGCTTAAACCTATCCATATTATCATAAAGAACAAGTAACTTGTTTTGTTTGAACAACTTAGCAACTTCCTCTACACCCGATAGTTTACTTTTATCAGCGTTAATTGCACGTAATCTATGTCTTCTAAATTCAGTGATGTATTCAGGTCGTGCAGTATCGCAGTAAAAATTAATATTGCCATATCTACTTACAATATCTTTTGCAATAACCACCCAATCATCAATAAACTTAAATTGGTGTGCGTGCTCCTCAATAAAATAAAAGTTACCATCTATACCTCGTCCTATTAACACAATAGATCCATAGTGCTCGTAACCCCAGTCGACACCAGCAAAGTATTCTTTGATAGGTATGTCGTCCAGTTCATCTGCTTTAATCGTATTCTCATTCAAATCAAAGTCGGCATATACTACACCGTCACCAGACACCCACATACCGTTGATATTACGTTCATAGAACATACCTGATGGTGTTGAAGCCTTAATAGACTCTTTATATCTATCATTAAGAAAGTTATTGTCATCGAGCTTAAATTGGTGACTCAGTATACCTGCTTTAGGATCTGTATTTTCAATATAATCTTTCAACAACCAATGCTCGGGATGGTCAGGGTTGGTATCTACCAATATTCTTGCACCAGTTCCACTACAACGTGACTTAATCTCGTCAAACACCTCTTCATGCGCTAACGACGCTTCATTGATATATGCACCAAACGATGTCATACCACGTATAGCTCCTATACCACTTACTTTACTGTGACCTGTCTGAACCACTTGAACGCCAAATAACATGAATGAATTATATTTATCAAAATTAAACTCAATGCCATATTTGTTAGTTAACTCTATTAGTACGTTTTTTTGAATCGTACCTAATGTTGCACCAGCAAGTATATATTGAGGTGTCTCAATTCCTTCTTCGTCTGCTATCTTTCGCACACGCATTAACTCACGTAAAAATAAGTCATTGTTTAATATTGTTTTACCTGTACGCTTTGCTCCGTGATTAATTAACATAAACCAATCTCGTTTTTGCGTTTGCTTCAATATTTCAATTTGTTTGTCCGTATATAAAGATTTAAGTTTATTCATTGACGATCACTTCCGTTATTGCGTCGTGAAGTTGTTTGATTTTATCTTCTGTTCCACTGTCACCTTTATCTATTTGTTCAATCTTCTTCTCAAGCATCTTAATTTCAGTTTCTATTTTCTTGTTAGCTAAAACTTCGTTACCTAACGTCATTCTATTCATACCATCTAAACTAGCGAGGAATGCATCAGCTGTCGCTTTCTTCACTCCCTCTATTTCAATGTCATTCTTAGCTACATTCTTTAGCCACTCATATTCTTCAAAAGCCTTTTGGCGTGTCCATTTTGATTGTTCAGCTGCTTCTTGACGCAATTCTTCATACCTATCTAAAATCGCACTATTCTTACTCAACTCAAAAGCTCGGCTATCTATATAATTATCACTTTTACCTTTAGTCGAATACCCTGCGTCAATATATGCTTTCCGTTGGCTCTTGCCCTCGATGAGTCCTAATACAAACTTTTCTTGCTTCGGTGTTAATTTAATCAATTGTTTTCACTGTATCACACGCCTTTACGTTAATTACTCTAGTTATTTTAAATATAAAAAATGCCCCTACATCTTGTGCAGGAGCTACGTTCAATAAATGTGAAAGGAGGAAAATAGTTATGACTCAAATTGCAAGAATTAAACTACCCACCATATAGGCAGGCAGTAAGTGATTAATAGCGTAACATATCAACTTTACATGTTTGTCACTTCTCAATCACATCGATGAGAACATCTAATGTGGCTATTACCCCACGTCTTAAGATAATTCTTACAAATCAATTATATAAAATTAATTCACAGTTTAAAAATAGTGTCATTTTCGTCATTTCTGTCATTTTTGTCATTTTCGTCACTGTAGTAGATAAATCTTTTCTGCTAACTCATCACGGCGCGCTAAGAAGTTGTTTCTGTTCAATTTAGAGTTAGGCATCTTCTTGATAATTGCATCTCTGTTATAACCTTTCTTCAACAACTCTAAGAAGCAAAAGTCAACGTGTCCTAATCTCTGTTGTGATTGATTTATAAACTCAACTTCTTTTAACATCTGCGCATACCTTTTATTTGCTCTTTCAAGCCTCACAACAACATCTTCAACTTTGCTTGAGTTTTCCCCTTGTGGTTTCGGTAACGTCGCTTGTATACCATACTGTGCGATTGAATTGCTATCATATTCCGGTATTACATCAGCTAACACATTACACTTCATTTTATGTGTGCCTATCATATTAACGATTGACTCTTTGCTATACATCTATTCTGACACCTCCGCCCTCATCAAATCACACTGATCGCTCAACTTTGCGAAGTCACTCGGCGCCTCTACATCATCATTAGCCGTCATCATAATATATACTTGCTCAGTTACATACTTACCTAACTCATACATCGCTAGTAAGAATAATAGTCTTAATATTTGTTTAATCATTGTTTATCTACCTTCTTTACTTCGTATAAGACCGGATATAAATTTAAAAAGTGTATTCTATATCCAATCGTCTTAACTTCTACTTTGTCGCCTACTTTTAACCTAGCTTGTATGTCTGCGCTAGCAAATTTCTTTTTGAATAATAAGTCGGAGTTTTCAATGACTTGTTTGTTGTCTAATACAATATAGAACTTGTCTTCTTTATCTTGTCTCTTGTTATATTTATCTGTAATTGTCCCTTGATGTACTTCTTTGTGTTGGTAACTAGCCACTGTATAGATAGGCAATGCGACAACAAGTAGCAATGCGGTTATACCGAATAATGACAGTATTCCAACAATAAAGATGTCGAACCCATCCATATTTTTAAGTTTTTTAATCATTTCCCACACTCCCTTATATTTTCAAACAACTGACCCACTTTAATAACTGCATCCCTTTTAACTTGTTTCTCGTACTTCTCTTTCGCTTCTTCTTTACTCTCTGCCTCAACAACTGTAAACCTTTGATTACTCTTAGCTTTAGTTATGTGCGTATGTTTACGTCCTGTTGAATCTTTGAATGTTGTGACTAAATATTGTGTCACTTCCCCAAAACCTCCTTGACTCGATCTAAGATGTCTTTACACGTATCCTTTTCCTGCGTCTGCTGTTCCATCTTGTCTTTCGTGGTTCCTTTTCATTTTCTTTTTGTATGCGTCAATGAGTTGATCGATAGTGTAGTAGTTGTTCGCTAATGCAAACGGTAAAAATAAGTTGCTACTATATGGACTTTCATACATTTCATCTATAGTTGACATAAATTCATCTACTACATCACTATCGTTAAAATCGATTTCAACTCGTTCTATATAGTCGTTAAAATCTCCGTCATCTAAATAACCCAAAATTTCTTCCATGTTATCTGCTTGTTGATTAGCAATACTCAATCCAAACGCTAACATGTCTGCTAACTCGTCTAGCTGTACGTCTAACGGTTTACCTGGTTTCTTCTTCCAATTCTTGAACGTTTCCAATGTGTTAAACCATTCAAAGAATTCAACAACATACGCAACCTTACTATCTTGTAAATTAAGTGTTGGAATTCTATCGTCAAACTCCTTTTGTATTTGTAATAACTCTTGTAACTGATCAATTGTTAATGTGTTAGTCATTTTCCTGCTCCTCCTCATATTTATAGACCACTTGCCCCGTCATAATCCCTACTGCTTCATCAAGACCAATATCTTCTTTGAGTGCATCTTGCATAGCATTAGGTAAACCCTCAAGTATTTCATCAAACGCTTGTGCTTTCTTATACACGTCCTCAATCTCTTTTAGCAATCCCTCTGTGTCATTACCGTTATATGCACTAGCGCTGATAACTGATTGTTCGATTTGTTCGCGGTTATTCATTAGTGTCATCCTCCATAAAAATTTTATTGTTTAATTTCATTCCAAATTTAACTCTTTCATCATCGTTGCCGAATTCGTTTATTAAATCTTTTTCAACACTCTTGCAATACCTATCCCATGCGCTCGCTTTCTTCTCCAGATCTTTGTTGCGCTCTCTTAACTTAGCTATATCTCCAATAAGCTCATCACGTTGCTTCTTGTACTCTTCACGATCTTTTAATGCTTTGTGAAGTTTATCTAATAACTTGTTAAAGTTAGTACAAAGATTTTTATATTGTTCATCTGATAAGGTGAACGTCATCTCATAACCTCCAATAGCATCTCATTTTCAAAAATATTTCCAACAATTTCAATAATATCGTCATTTTCACTTAGTAATTCAGTTACATTGCTAAAAGTTATATAAAAGGCTCCTTCTTTAAACTCGATAAAACTTACTTCTCTCGAATAACAATCTTGAACAATATCCCCTTCATAAATCTCCACACCGTGCACATCTTTAAATCCTGTGTATTGTAATAGTTTTACTTCATTGAAACTTTTATAACCTGTTGAAATCAAAATGTACCCACTATTAAAATCGATTTCGTCAATAATACTCATAACTTTTTTATCTTTATCCCAAGCTTTAAATTTCAACATCATTCTACCAACTCCCCATCTTTCCAAATCAATGTCATCGTCATGTCATCGTTTAAGATATAGAATGCTTTAGTAGGAAAAATATTGTCGTCTTCAAAACGTTCGTTCAAACTGATACCTTTGTGTAATGCGGATTTATAGACTCCTTCTTGAATCTCATATACCTCTAACAACCTATCAAACTTAGTCTCTTCCGTTACTTCTTTTTCAATATCAACTATGAAGGGGATATCAATTGGAATAAAACTTGACGTCGAACACTTATTTGTATTTGGATGAAAACGAACGAATCCATCACTAAATCCTGTTGAAAAAAATATTTTTCCTTGTGATAGATCCGGATTTTCTCGCGCCCATTTAATTAATTCATCTAATCTCATTTCTTTTTTAACTTTGATTTTCATTGTTATATCTCCTCTTGAACAGTAAATTTATCGTTAATTGATACATATCCAGTCACATTACATAAGATGCTATCAACATGAAAAGTCACAAAACAGTTGCGCTCAACATCATTTGAATAGAATCTTTTATTACCTGATAACTTGGGGTTATCCCAAGCCCATTGGATAAGTTCAGGTAAATTCATTTCTTTTTCAATTTTGATTTTCATTGTTTCCGCCCTTTTAAAATAAAGTTAGTTGCTTCTGTTCCTCATATTCCAAATCATGTTGCTTTATATATGTTTCAAGCTCTTCGGCTGTATCAAATGTCTTTTTCACGCCTTGCCAACCTGGTACGATATGCCCATGAAAGTAATAAGTGTCATTTACTACATGGATATGTGCCACTCGCTCGTTATCCTGATACAGATATCTCTTAGAGCCGAAAAATCGGCTTAAGTATTCTTTGCGTGCGCTATCTGTCATTGTCATCACTCCCACAAGTCAAACACTCTATCAACGTAAAACTTCGCTTTTGCCATATCCTCATGTCCATTCTTTAACGGTGCTCTAGATAGGTATTTGATTGCATTACCTATTGCGAATGCTAATTGTGGTGGGTACTGTGCCGTTACTTGTTCGATAAAATCTATAATTTCAATGTCGCCGTATGTGTAATGCGCCGGTTGCTTAACGTTGTCTTGAATTTCGTTCATATCTACTTTTCTGTTACTAATTATGCTCATTATGCTTCACTCCATTTCTTGAACATTTGGTTATAAGTGACATCGAACCAGTACGGATCACGTGAATGTTTTTGAGGCGTTCCATCATAAAGCCATGGTCTCAATCTTCTCTTTCTTTCTTCTTCATATTCCGCTCTCACATTTCGTTGGTATAGGTTCAAAATCGCTTTTTTTCTGATTTTTTCTCTCTCTTTTTCTTCATCTTTTATTTGACTCTTCATATATTCAACTTCATCTTTAGATTTTGAGTCTTTTCTTCCACACAATAATTCATCGCCGCGCATTTTATGTTTGTATCTGTATCTAAGAAGTTCTGGAGATATATGATATTTTTCTGAAACTTCTCTCAATGTCATTAGTTTTCCTTTGATACGCACTCTTATAACTTTTCTTCTAGCCATCATTCCACCTCTAAATCTAAAACCTTGATATTTATAACGTTATATTTTAATAGTTCACCTGGATTATTAAATAAATAGTCCGCCAAATTCTCTTTTTCTTTATCAATCTGATTGTAATTAACACTTTCGACTTCTGTAGGAATTCTAATGTCAACAGAAGCATTGATATAAGCTTGATGTTGCATTCAATCACACTCCTAATCCTTCATATAAAACGGAGAAGTAAATCCGTCACTATTCAAATTCAATCCTTTTGCCCAATCGACAGGCTTATTCATGATAGTTTCGATTTCCTTAAGTCCATTTGAACCTCTAGGTATTTCTACAATTACTTCATCATGGACATGTCCAACTATTTTAAAACCTGATGCTTCAAGCCTAGCTATAGAAATCGCAAGTAAATCCCTTGCAGTTGCTTGAACAATATTCTCGACTAACTTCCCACCATACGTTTTTAACTTTGACCATTTACGGTTAAGATCTAAGCCCATAAATTCAACAACTTGACTACCCCAACTATTTTCACCAACTGAAGCTTTTGGATAAGCTAAAGCTCTTCCACTAGGCAGTTCAATCATTAGAAAACCTTTTTTCATATAAAATCTAAGTCCATGCGTATGATGCGTCTTTCGGGATTTCACAGTATTAATTGCAGCCTCTTGGCAAGCCTTCCAAAAATTAACTATGTTAGGATTTGCGTTACGCCAACTATCAACTAAACCTTGTAATTCATTTTCTTCAATGCCCATTTCCAATGCACCCATCGCTTTTAAAGCTCCAGCGCCACCTTGATAACCTAAAGCTAATTCGGACACTTTTCCCTTTTGTCTGAGAGGGTCGCCTTTAGTTATGCTTTCTACCGGGACATTAAACATTTGAGAAGCCGATGCTTCATATATCTTTCCGTGTGTGTTGAACACATCTAAACGCCATTGTTCTTTTGCATACCATGCTATGACTCTTGCCTCTATTGCAGAAAAATCACTTACTGCTAGTTCATTACCTTCTTCAGCAGTAAATGTCGTCCTAACTAATTGACTTAATAAGTCTTGAGGATGAACATTGAGTAATAAATCTAAATCGTCAAAACGTTGTTCTTTAATAAGATCTCTTGCTATTTCTAATTCAGTATCTGAAATATAATGCTTTGTTAAATTCTGAAGTTGTACACCTCTACCTGCCCATCTTCCAGTACCGGCACCGTAAAATTGAAACAGACCTCTTACCCGTTCATCACTGCACATCATGTCATGCATTTTGTTGTATTTTTTCACACTGGTTTTAGACATTTGCAATCTAATTTCTAGCATTTTTTTAGCTTTTCCTGTTGCTTCTTTTAAGTACTCCTGAACCGTTTTCTTTTGTAAATTAGGTATATCTAATCCTTGGTCATCCTTTAACCAAGCCAATAATTGTGTAGGACTATTAGGATTTTCTAAACCTGTTATATGTTTAGCTTGATTAAGCAATTCTTCTTTACTCTGCTTATCGAGCACATTAGCTCCTAACATCAATGATTTAGAAAGCTTAATACCTCTGTCGTTTATATGTTGGTCAAAAACCCAATATGCTTGTTCAATTGCAGTTACTGGAAAGTCTTTAATTTTATGAGCAATCGTCATTTCTACTTCTACATCTCGAATACAGTAATCTATAAATTGTTGCCATTTTTCAAGATCATGTTCAGGCAAGTTTCTTGTTCTTCCTCCATTAACTTTTGTTGGTTTACAAGGTATAGAGAAATAACGAATTAAATTTTTACCTGCTTTATCTTTTTGGTTTTGTAGTCTTAAAACTTCTCCAACTTTATCAAGCGAAGCAGGTAAGCCAATACGCATTGAATTAACCATTGTGCAAATCCATTCTTCAGGTGGCATCTGTTTATTAAAATGTTTAGCAAGACAAGTTCTTTCGAAATTAGCATTGAATGCATACTTTTTTACAGCAGGATCAAAAAGAGCAATTTTAAACGTCTCAAAATCAGCGTGGAAAGGCTCATTATCTACTTTAGTCATGTCAATCGCACTAATCGCTCCACCATCTATTGAATAAGCTATAATTAAAATTTCGAAATCTTCAGCTTCTGTGTATTTATAGGCACCACATTTCGAAATATCATTACTGCTATATGTTTCAATATCTATATTCATAAATCTCAAATTCTTGACACCTCAATTTCTTTAAAATTAAAGTGGGGCTAAAACCCCACCTATTGACTTATAAGAAATCCTCATCATCAGTGTCTAATTCATCGAAATCATCTTCTGCTGCACTTGCACCGCCAAGAGGTTCGCCTTTTTCTACAAGTTGAATGTTGTTCAATCCAACTGCGATACCCTTATTACCATTTGTGTTGAAAGGAAATAGATTAATTGAAGCTCTAATATAATCACCACTTACAACAGTTCCAGAATCCGTTAATCTAATTTTGTTTTGGTCAATAATACCAGGTGCTTGTTTGCTTGATGCGTTAATAAAATAAGCGTCTTGATAATTGACATCATCTTCTCTTTCAGTATCTCCATCACGTAATGGAAGTTTCAGATTTGCAGGAACTTTGCCTCCAAACTTACTAACTTTTCCTTCTTCTTTAGCAGCTTCTATAGCTTGTTCAATGGCTTTTATCGTACTTGTATCTGATTTAGGAATGATTAAACTGATTGAATACTTTGATTCTTGCCCTTCTTGCATACTGTGAGGTTCAAAAATATGTGCATATGATGCTCTTACTTTTCCTGTAATCACTTTAGTTTTATTTAATACTTTTGCTTTCATGTTTATATACCGTCCTTTTAAATTTTTATAGTTTGTCAAAATCATCTTCAGCAGATTGCTTTATAGCTGGTCGTTTATCCGACTCGGTAGCAAGTGTTAATTTACCTTGCGGCTTTTCTATAAAACCCTCTGTAATTTTAGAAAATGCTTTTTTACCAATTAATTTTTCTAAATTCGTAATGCTAAGTAACTTGGTTTCTGTAATATCTTCAGGTTTATAACCCGCTTCAACTAACTTTTCAAGCATTGCTTTTGTATCAGTTATCATTCTTCGTGAACGACCTTCTACAAGCTTCCACCCAGGATAGTTTTTATCATTTTCTTTCGCTTGATCTAACGCATAATGTTCTACTTCATCAGCCCATTTTTTGATATCAGGCAGTTTATATAAAAGTTCTGCAATCTCTTCATCACTTAACAAATGTGGTGGCTTTTGAGGCACATTTTGCATGTATTCTGCACGTGTTCTACATGAATGCTTTATCTTACAGAATCTACAATGACTACCTGCTTTAAACTCACCTTCACCGTTATAAGCAAGTCTGGCTAATGGTTTAACAAAATCGGTTCCCCATTGAAGTAATCTTGATATTGGTAACTCTTCAGTAGAAAAGTTATCTATTCGTGGTTGTATGATAGTCATGCGAACTGTATGAATGTCATACATTAAACTAAGCAGTTCATATGCGCCCAAGCCATATAATCTAAGTTGAGGATTATCTATAGCTGAAACTTCAATGCCTTTACCGTATTTAAGGTCAATAATTTCAAGTACACCACCTGAAAATATAATGACATCACCAGTACCAAAAGATTCAGGGACGTATTTACCTAAATCCAATTTTGTTTCAAATAAAGCTATTACATCGTCATCTCTACTCAAAGCTTCGTTATATTTTTCTTCTACATTAGCTACGTACTCTTCAACATATTCGCGCAACTCTTCACTGTAATATTGATTTCGCTTATAATTTTGAAAAGCTTTATTAAACTCAAACTGTGTTAGGCCTTCATATTTAAGACTGAAATATAACTCACTTAACTCATGAGCGAATGTACCTTCTTCAGCAAAAACTGAACTTTTATCTGCAATACCTTCACTTGCCTTAATACTCGGTGGACAGTTTAGCCATTGTTTTGCTCCACTTGCACTAAGCTTTGCATGAGCTCTATTTGAGTGATCTAGCTTCATGCATTGATTCTCGCCTTCATAAAATCAACAATTTTTTCATAATACTCTTCTTTGATAGTAGATAGCTTATCCGCGCCAAGTTCGTTAAGTTTATTTCTAAATTCTTTCTTATCAGAAGTGTCTGCTTTTTTAAGGAACTCTTTTCCTACTGATAAAACATAATCTTTAGTCAAATCAGCAGAAGTTTCCTTAACTTCTTCAATTGATTCCAGTTGAGCTGTTTCTTCTTTTGGCATTGGTGCTTCTTTAACTTTCTCTTGTACAATTGATGAATCTACAGTTGATAGTTCAGTGTTTAACACACGTAAATTCTTATTTAATAGTTTTAATTCTTCAAAAATATCTTCTAATATTGCCATTGATTAACTCCTCCTTAAAATTGGTTAGCTAGACGAATCATTAACTTGATACGTTCTTCTATTTCTCTAGGGTCATCACTTTGTTCATTTAATCTTGCTAACAATTCAAATTGTTCTTCTAAAATTTCTTTTTTACGTTCGACTACACTTAAATGCAATTGCGATTCAATAACACGCCAGATACCCCAACTTTCCATTTCAATCTTTCCTTTTTTCTTAAGTTTTGAAAGAGTGGATTTTGCATGTGTTTTAGATATCCCAAAAGTTTCAACAACATCATCAGAATTGAAATTGTCATATGTTGCAAAATGTGATAGTATTTTTTGTTGTAAGGTCATATTAATAACTCCTTATATAATTATTTAAAACAATTGCTCATCTTGCACTGTTACTTGCTCCAACAAGTAGCAGTTTCTTTATTCTTCATAAAAGTATTCCTTATAAAATATGAATGTTGCGATACTTGCGAATCCCGCAATTGACCATGCTGTAGTGAAGTATAGAAACGGCATAAGCACAATCGCTAAGACTGTGAAGCACAGTACTGCTAATAGGTAGCTTTTATATGTGTCGCTCATTTGATAATCCTCCTAATACCATTTTTTATGCTTTCTGATCAAATACTCTTCTAATTTAGAAATATTAATCAATGTTCCCGTTGCTGAATAATCAATGTATAAATTTTCTACACCTAAATTATCTTCACGGTAATATTTCAACCAGTTGTATACTGTACTTCTACATACTCCAAACAATTGATGGATTTGTGTAGGTGTTGCGTATAACTTTTTCACAAATTTTTCTTCGCCTCGATATGTGTTTTCTAGTGTTGGTGGTATTATGATTTTTGGCATCTCTATCACTCCTTTAGATAAATGTTAAAGTTTGTTATTATTCGCCCTGTATTGAAGTTCTCTATCTAATGCATAGAAAACTTTGTTTATTTCTAAGTAGCTGTAATCACTTTTTTTAATAAGCTCTAATATTTCCGCTCCTAAGTTACGTTCCTTTTCCGTTAAATAGGATGAAGAAGCATCAGCTTTGCTAGAAACTTGTGGGACGCCTATACGCAATCCTTCTGATCTTGTGTTCATTTGTTTATGCTCCTTTCGTGTATAATGTTGTTATCAACCTAAGGAGGTGATAACATGCCCTTGATATCTGATGAATTTGATACACTTACTAAAGACCAACAATATATCTTGTCCGTACTCTACAAAGATTATTTAGAATGTGTAAAGTTAGGTTCGGTTAAATTAACCTGCAATAATTTTGGAAGTGCTAAAGATATACATACAAAGTATTTTCAAAAACTACATTTCGAAGATGTAAAATACGATTTAAATAAACTTAAAAACTCTGGGTTCCTAAACGGCGTGTATGCTAGTAACACTATTTATCATGTAACAATTTCAGACAAGACTGTTGTTTACTTTGAAAATGAGTTTAAAAACAATTTAAAAAGTATCATTGATAGCATTTCTAAAATTGCTTCAATAATTCCTGGTCTCTAGTTGGGTTTATAACTTCCCAATCATTTGCCATGAGGTCATCGGCTGAAGGTTGCCAATATCTGATAAGGTTTGTCCCATCGCTATTTGAAATGATGCATTGTAAAAAACTATCATTTGTTGGTAATATCTTAGTTCGATGACTTTCTTTCCAATCTTTCCGTGTCATAGAGACAAGATTTTTTGTAGCTATCTTAGTTGCTTCTTGAATGTTCATTTGTTATTCCTCCTTTTAAGATGTTTATGATCCTTTCTGCTATACTCCTGTTATGGAGGTGATAGGATGAAACTTAATCACGATTGCGTTAGACTCTTGCTCTTAGAAATAGAATCTAATAAGAAAATAGGTGAACCACTTACTCGACATAATTTCAACGATAATATTATTTTTGATAAATATGATTTTGAAACAGTAATGTACTCACTTTTAAAATTAGAAGAAGCTAAATTTATTTGTTGCGATCTGAAATTCATCGAAGGCAGGGTCGTTTCTTGGATTATTGATGACATCACTTGGTCTGGCCATGAATTTCTCGATAATATTAGAGACAATAAAACTTGGAACGAAGTTAAAAGAGTCGTTAACAAAACATCCAGTATGTCTCTTAATCTTATGGGGAAATTAGCTTTTCAATATCTTTCTCAAAAATTCAATCTAACTTAAATTCATAACCATCAACCAAGGCATATAAGTTATTATTTACGTATGGTATTTCTTCAATGGTGTTGTTGATGAAATGAGATCGGACCATCAGTTCATATCCGTCATTAATTTGAATATCTAATGGTCGCCTATTACCTTCTTCGTCATAGTAGTAATAGATGACTTTTTTGTTTTGAGCTTGCATTTGTCGTTCCTCCTTTAAGTTGTTTTGTTATATAATTTAGTTATCTCCCAGTGGAAGGAGGTGAAATTTATGGATTTAGAGAAAATTGCTCACGATATTACAATCTCGCTATTACCTAGAGCTCTAGATAGACATAAGATTCATAACGAATGGCAAGAAGTCGGTGATGACGTAATTGCATTCGCTAAAGATAGCGTTGCTCGTGACTATTTCAGCATTTACTCTTCTGTGTTATTGGGATTACAAGAAGAAGAAAAAAGCAGAAAAGATTTAGGATTGTAAGGCAATAGCGCACTTGATTACTTGCACTAATTAAGTGCGCTTATTTAATTAGATATTTCTTACCTTCTCTATCCGAGACCACTTTATATTTTTTTAATTTGCTTTCTTTCACTTTTAACCATTGATTTCCATGCCACACGTCAATTAAGTTTTCGTGTTTTTTATTGAATAGCCTTCTTAGTAGTTTCATTTGTAGTTCCTCCTTCATTCGAAATCATCGATAGTTAATTCTGAAACTCTCTTTTCATAGAT